TAGGCCATTGCCAGCCTAGAAGGGGAAACCATGGCAGATAAAGTAACGACCATCATTCAGAAATTGTTCGATGAAAGCGACTATGCCTCCTGCATGGAATGCGGCCTTTATCGAATTTGCGATTCGGAGCAGTTGCTTTGCAAAGGGGCAATCGTCGGGATCCTATGCGGAAAGAAATGGGAACCGAAGAATAAACAATAATTGAGCGGGAAGGGACAGTTCCCAGGTAGGGTTCATACTCCTGCCCCTCTCGGTGCAACTCCGAGTCCCGCAACCACCCTACTGCATGAAAGGAGAATAAGCCATGGCAAGGATAGGAATGAAAACGGTACAGGAAGCGGGAAATCTGATTGCTATTTTGCTACAGGAACACCAGGAAGCAATCGAGGAAGCCTACCTTAAGACCGAGGCAGACAGCATTACCATAAATTTTACGGTCAAGATAAAGCCGGGAGCAAAAGGGAATGAAATCAACACGACGATCAATTTTGTATCCGAGCGCGTCAAGGATTCTGCGTCCGGCACGGTAGATGAAAGCCAACTGAATGTATTCGGAGATGGAGGGAGCGATGCCTAAGTGCCAGAATGTTGCGAGATATCGCTTTACATGGCCGGGAAGGGACGAATCCTTCATCTGCGATGAGCACGTCGAGAAACTGATAGCGGTAGCGCAAGCCATGGGATTTCATCTGCAGATCATCCCAACATGGACTTCTGAAAAATGCAGACAAGAATTGGAGGAAACATGCCTAAGAAAGGAATAAACGAAACGCCATTAGCCGAAGGTTATAGCATGATCGGTCTGCTCGCACAGAACGTGAAAAAACTCAAAGTCGTAACGATAGCCTTTGATGAAACGAAATCTTTATATACGATCGGGGGTAAGAATGAGCAAGGCAAATCTTCCCTGATCGATTCGATTGCGTGGCTGTTTTCCGGGAACCGGGAATTATCGGCCATACCTGTCAGGAAAGGCGCTAAAAAAGCAATAATCGAAGCTGAACTGAAATCCCTCGAACAGGAATTTCCGAATTTGCGATTCAAGAAAATTATTCCTTCGAGTGGTGGAGTTCCGACTTTGACCGTATCGAGTGACGACGTGAAAGCCTACCCGAGCCCCCAGGCAATCGCCGATGATTTGCTTGGCCCTCATCGATTCTTAGACCCGCTTGCCTTTGCCAGGATGGACAGCAAGAAACAACTGGAAGTTACGCGGGGCCTGGTCGGCCTTGACTTTACCGAGCTGGACAAGGAACGAGAACGCCTTTACGAAGAACGCACCCATGTCAACCGGGACATAAAAACATGGGAAGAAAAAATCAAAGGAATGGAGTTTTTTACCGATGTTCCTAACGAACCAGTTTCTATCAAGGATTTGATGGCAGAGCTTGAAGAGAAAGAAAAAGAAAATGCCAGAATACTTAGCATGAAAGTCAACGCAGAGGACTTACATAGAAAAATAGAGAGAACGGATCATGCTATTGATAATGCACTGACCGATATTTCGATATTCAAGGAAAAAATTGAACGGCTGCAAGAAGATATTCAAAAGCATGAACAAATTGTCATGGATTATAAGGCCTCAAAAGGGAAATTCGAGGAAGAGCTTTCTAAGATCAACGAGGAAATAAAAGCTAATCCAATGCAGGGAACTGCGTCCATTAAGGATCGTATCGAAAGTTCCGAAGATATCAATCGGAAAATCAGATCTAATATCGCTTACAATCAAGTCAAGTCAAACTTCGAAGAAATACGGGTTCGACAATTTGAATTAAATGCCAAAATCGACGGAATCGATGAGGAAAAAGAACGGCTACTTTCCGAGGCCAAGTTTCCGGTTGAAGGCATGAGCTTCGACGAGCAGGGCGTGTTGTGGCAAGGACTTCCGTTCAGCAAAGATCAAATATCCACCGAAGAAATGCTGCGCGTAAGCATGGCCATGGGCATTGCTTTGAACCCGAAACTGAAGGTCTTTCTTGTCCGGGACAGTATTTACCTGGATGCCGAACACATGAAGGTCATCGAGGATACGGCAAAGGAAGCCGGTTGGCAGGTCATCATGGAAATGGGCGGGGAAGAAGGCGTTTCCTTGGTGATCGAGGACGGCATGATCAAAGATATGGGGGAAAGTGATGTCGGATGAAAAAGATATATCGCTTAATGCGTTAATGGATAAACTCGAAAAAGTCTACGAGAAGGCTGAACTTAGGGACTTGACCGAAAATGAACAAAGGATCGTTTATGTCTTCAATCGATATATGCGGTTAGATGAAGTTTTCGCAGGCTTTATCAGCCAGGCAATCATGTTCTACTTTGCCTGTAAAAAACGGCAAGATCTCGAGTCATTGATGAATTTCCTTGACATAATGGAAGGCTATTTATCGTCAAGCGTTTCTGGAAATTCCCCACAAGTACGGGCTGTTCATATTGATGCCAGGGATTTAGAAAATTTAATTAACAAATTAACAGGAGAATAAACCTATGAAAAAAGGGGATTTGCCAGTTAGCGATGATGAATATTTTGACCTTTTGGTAAAAACAATGGAGGAAATGTGGGAGAAAATCGAGCCGGCAGAATTAAGCCAAGTCGAACAAGCGGTTCTGTTGACTGTCAATCGAGTAATTTACGTTGATGAAACCTTCAGGCTTTTCTTTACCCATATCATAACATTTTACTTTACCTGTAAAGCATTAGGTGACGCTGATAGTGCGATTACTGTTGCGAATTGGACTAAAAAATATTGCGATTTGGCAAACGAAATGTACGGTGAAGAAATAATACAAAAAACCATGTCTAAAATAAAAGAAGACAGGAAAGGAGAATAGCGGTATGCCATGGACTAAATGTATTTGCCCCACAAGGGAAGAAAAGACCTTCGAGGAATGCCTCGCCTGCACTCACCCATGTTTTGACCTGGAAATCCGGGAAGCCATGTTCGAAAAGAATGAAGACCAAGCTGAAGAACATACCGGAAAAAACATTACCGTATCAGCCCTAACGAATTGTCTCCGCAATGTTTATCTCGAGAGAATCACAGATTATGCAGCGACCCCTAAAAGCCAATGGTGGAGTCTCCGAGGAACGCTCATTCACAAGATTGTGGAACGGCCGAATGTTTACACCGAGGAATACAGGCGGGAATGCGAAAAGCGCCTCTACGTCGATGTAGATATCGGAGACGGAATTCGGGTACCTATTTCGGGACAAATGGACGTTTATACCCTTCGATTTCTCAAGCAGGGGATCCTCAAGGATTGGAAAAGTATCGGTGATAATGGTTTGCGTTATATCATTCAGGACGGCGCAAAGAAGGAGCACATTGAGCAAACCAATGATTATGCTTACATTTGTCGCAAAAACGGCCTGCCAGCGCATAAAATCGTGATTGTCTACATGACCCTCATGGACGTTGTTCAAACCGGAAAGATCACCACCTTTTCAGAGTACCTCAAAAACCCACCTGAAAAAAAGGGAGCAAGGTCAAACATGGTCGGCACACCAAGGCAGGTGAAAGTCTTTCCATCCGGAAAAATCAAATGGGAGACGGATTACATGGTCAATCCGGTCCCGGTATGGACTGATGAGAAAGCCTTGTCGGTTATGACACCAAAAATAAGGATTCTTTATGAGGCCTTTGAAAACAGAATCATGCCCCCAAAATGTGATACCGATATGCAGGAATGGAAATGTGAAAGTTACTGCAATATAAAAAAAGAATGCGATGCTTACGAATCTGACCAGGCCTTCAAGGAGGATTAATCATGGGACAGCTTGTCGGAGCAAGGATTACGAAAGTCTACGAAGGGAAAAGCGGAGAGGGCAAGTACGGCCCTTGGAAGGCCTATTCGTTTTATACCGATAAGACCGGAGATGATCGGTTCGATTACTTCCAGAGCGGTAAAAAGCCTGTTCCAGTCGTCGGTATGCTTATCGCGTTTGCCGAGTACGAAGAAAAGCAAGAAGGTGAATACCTGAATCGGAAAGTCGATAAGTTCACCCTCGCCGAGGGCCAGGAACAGCCGGCGCAAAAACAAACGTCGGGCAAAAAGGAAACAACACCATCAAAAAATGGGCACGTTGCGCCCTCTCCTTATTCCGGTACTGAATTTAAGGATAAATGCGTGCTGATCGCTTATGCAAAGGACTTGCTGGTAGCGAAAATTACGCATGATCCGAAGTTCGCCGAAACATCGCTCAAAGATTTAATGCGCGGCGCCGTTCTGGCTGGGCTTCACGCTTATCAAACTTTGCTCAATCCAAATCATAATTGGGGCGGCAGCAAAGCCAACCCGGAAGAAAAAGAGAAACCGGGCGATAAAAGCGGAAATGGTAAAATGAAAGAATTATTCGAATTGAAAGCCTGGTTTGTCAAGAACGGCGCTTCGGCCAAATACTACGACATTCTGCAGGCCATCGGAAACGCTCCCAATGAAGAAAATATATCAGAGGATATGTTATTTGCCATAATCGAGACTTTACAGGAAGAAAAAAAGAAAGTCGAAGACGAGATGCCGTTTTGAAAGGAAGCCATGAAACGAACCGGAGTATTTGCGAACGAAGAGGATTTCGAGACATTGCGCCAGGCGGCCACGAAAGGCTGGTTGCCTGGACAACGGATGATCGTTTTCAGTGTCGGGGAAGGGATTCGAAAAGACGAAGCGACCCTCGATGCTCAAAAACTCTGCCACAAGCTGGCCTTGATCTACGGCCTACCTGAAATTCCCGGATACTACGGGATTACCTTGGATAGGGAGTTTGTGAGGCATGACTAATTCGATCGTATTTTATTCGAAAAAGCTGAAACGCGACATTCTGGCCAAATGGGAAGGGGATAATCCTAAGATTGTCTACCTCGATGATCTGCCTTTCACGACCGACGAAATTGCAATACTTGTTGAGAAAAAGCCGGACGCGAAAACCCTTCAATCCATTTTGGATGCCAAAGAAATTTTTGGGGGCACACTAACGAAAGGAGGCTGACGATGGAAACTTTAATTTGCCCATTAACCAGGAGAGCAAGTGACCCTAAACCGCAGAAGGGCTTGCCATGCCTGCGAGAGAAATGCGCGTGGTGGTCTGTATATTACTTGAAAAGTGAAGCCGAGGAAGTCAACGAATGCTGTGTGATGGCTCTCGGAAAGCTGTACGACATGGCATCATGAAAGCGCCATGGGGAAAATACACATGGATAATTCTCACTTTTATGAGGACAAGGTGTCGCTATGACCGAAAAGAAAAGGATTCTATTAATAGATTTTGATGGAGTTTTGCACAGCTACGGATCTGGATGGAAAGGCGCCCGCGTCATCCCGGACCCGCCGGTCCCGGGCGCCATGCGCTTCTTAGACGAAGCATTGGAATATTTCGACGTGCAAATATATTCCAGCCGGTCCCGGCAGTGGGGTGGAAAACGTGCCATGAAAAAATGGCTATTGCGTGAACTCGAAAAGTATGTTGCTGAAAAGTATAAGAATAAAAATTCCGATACTATTGCCAATCATTTTGATCCTGGAATATATGTTTACGAGCGGCTTGCATGGGACATTCTAATCAAAATCAAATTTCCAACAAAAAAACCGGCCGCCTTTTTAACGATCGACGACCGGTGCCTTTGTTTCAAAGGTGTATTTCCGTTCCCGAAAGTCCTGCAGAAATTCAGACCGTGGAACAGGAAAGATGTTTAAGCATTTGGATCCACGTTGCTCTTAGCGATGCCGCGACCGATGGCATAACCGAAGGAACCGGCAGCCATGACGATCAGCCCGCCAAGTTCAATCAATGCTTTTTGCACCGCTTCTGATTGTTCCGGCGTGAATATGCCGACCAGGGATAAAATGCCAATAACTTGGGAAAGAATGGCGATCCAAAACTCAGTAGTCTTGTATCCCGGTTTTGTTTCAAGTTTTATTTCTCCATTTGCCATTTGCCTCTTGCCTCCTTTTAGGGTTTAAAATAATCTTCAGGCTTTTTGGTAATCCCTAGCTCCCTTATTTCATCCAGCGAAGGTGGACGGCCCAAAGATAGAATCATCTTCGAAATGATGTCAGGGCCATAACGAAGAATTTTCTCTACCATTAGAATGGTTAATTCAGGGGTCATTGGCTACCTCCTTTCGCCTTCCTAAAATATGCTAAAAGGTCGGCAAGTTTTTCGGCAAGCCTATCGGCGACAGCCATGTATTTCTCTTTCGCCTCGGGTTGCTGATCATTTGATGCCATTTGATAATCGAGAAGAGCAGACACGGCTTCATTGTGGACGAGCATATAAGCATTGCCATACTCGATTAGCTTATCTCTATCTGAATCGGTGATTTCTTTTTCCCTGTATAGATCACCTGCAGCCGTCAGAGTAGAGTCGTAGGTTGCCTTACTTATGTTCAAAGCATTGTAAGCGCCCTGAGAAAATGATCCGACGCAGGCGTGGAACATGGCAGGCGTAAGAATCACTGCCAATACGAGAATCCAGGATATCCGTGTTCGCCTTTGGATGTTTTTCATCTCCTTTCCTCCTTTTAATTATTCGATCCTTATGGTCACAGTGGCGGGCCCAAGATAAATCGTGCTCGGAATACGATCGCCTGGTATGATGCCGGCCGGTGGTCTTTGCCAAATAAAAACATTTGAGGGTTCCGAGGGTATGCCTCCTGCACTGTAAGCAACAGCCCAGAATTTATAATCGACGGCCGGTTGAAACCATTCAATAGTCAACGGAATGGGGAGATTAAGGCCGGTTGATGCCTTATTGTATATTTCGCCGGTCGAATCGGCTTTTTGCCAGTATACAACGATTTTTTGGGCGTTCGTATCACTGTAATCGTCCCAGGTCGCCTGCAGGCTGTAAGCATAACCGGCTGCCGCGAAAATACAAACGAGGATCCCAAAGAAGATATGCTTTTTCATTGTTGCCTCCTAAGTTGTCATGATTTCAAAGTGATTCAAATCATGAAAAGATTGATCTTCAAAATTCCAATTTCTATTCCAATCGCCACCCCACCGAATAGGGATGCTCATCGTCCAGGCAACACCGATTACGATTCCGGCAAAAGCGTACCAGCTCTTCCAATCGTTCCATCTAATATGCGGAGGCTCCGCGAACCACGGTGCCGCATCAACGGCCTCGGACGGATCCTTGCCGTGTTTGGTTAATTCGTAAGGAACTTTCGTTTTGCCGTCCCTAAAATACATTTCGTGCGTCTCGCGGTCCCTGTATCCCTGAATAATCGTGCAGTCACGGACAAGAACGACCTGGTAAAAAACCAGTTGAATTGACTTATGACATCTTTCGAGCCGCTCGATTGATAATGGGCTGAATTTCGGCATGGCCCACCCCTATTGATTGGTTAATACCCAAACGGCAAGCACGACTGCCAGGCCGATCAATACGGTTATAATGTGGTTGATCCATTTCAGGGCTCCGGCACGCTGAGATAAATTGTTTTTCAGTTCGGAAACGGAATTCTCGATAACTTTTATCCTGTCCCCTATCCGGTCGAGGCTCAAGTCAACCGTTTTTCGCTCCGCAAACTGTGTGGCCTGTCGGGTTAATTGCTCACGGAATTCGTTCATGGCCTCAAGCCTCCTGTCCATTTCCAGCTTGGCCACGTCGATGCTTTTTTCCATTTGGCGAAATTGCAGATCCATTTTATTGCAAGCCGATTCCAGCCTGGCCGCCACGGCCTTATGCTCCGTGCACTTTTTGTGAACACAGTCAAATGGTTCCCCGGTCATTAGTCGCCTGTCATTTCTCGCTCAAATTTTTCCCGTGCCCGCCGCACTTCCTCAAGGCGGTCTTTCAGTCTCTGATCGTCCGGGTGATCTGCAATAGCCCTCATTATTTCCAGCTCCATTTGCTGGTACAATAGCAACTTGTTATAGTCACCTTGGTTCTTTATGGCCTGTTGCTGCATCTGCAATGTATTAACGATTTCTTCATTTACTTTTTCCTGGGCGGCCAAGCAAACATCGTGATAACTCCTGGTCGTCCAATGATTATCCAGGCCAACCCAGGCGGCGGTTCCTACAATGATAATGCCGACAACACCTCCGGCGGTTTTAATTAGCTTGCCACTCATTTTTTCCCGCCCTTCTTGCATCCTTTCTTCTTAGCCAAGGCAATCACCTCCTTACTGAATACAGAGATAGACCGTCGCGGTCACACCGCTCGCTCCGCCAGTTTCGGTCACTTTAATTTTCATCCAGGGCGCCACGACCGGTTCCCCGTCCGGGAAAGGGTAAATCTGCGTCCCGGCAGTAAGGCCAATAGCGATATCCGTTCCGCAATCGCTGAAAGTAGCATTATCATGCGAAAGCAGATACTCTACCTTGGCCGTGCCAGCCCCGGCTATCGTGACTTGGACGGAAAAAAAGCCGTATGGCTGATAAGCCCCCAGGTCGATTGATTTACTCGACGCATTTGCCGAGGCGCCAATCGATTCTGCGTTCAAGGCAAGAATCGTATGAATCTTCCCTCCGCTGGTGGCCATAGCTACCGGGGAAAGCAGGCACAGAACCAGCATAACGGAAAGCGCCAGGGCACCAAGTTTCTTGATTAATTTGCTCATTTTCATCAACCTCCTTTGAATTTGTAAAATCGCCGGGCTATAAATTCCAGCCACTATCACCCCAACCCGAGCGCCCCCATGGTGAACCACCCCATTTTGGAGTTAGACCTTCATAAGTTCCCGATTCCATCTGGTCTTGGGTATATTTCTTGTCATAAATTCGGATGCGATCTATGTAGAATGGAAAGTCATTGCCATAACCTATTTTAAATTCAGCGTCTCCACCTACAACAAACGCCGCCGCATCCACCGTGGCGGGTGTTGCATCCCATGACCATGACCCACCTGATGGCAATGCTCCTATATCTAAATCATTACCGACATCCCATGATATCGCTAAGAGGTGATCTGTGGCCAATGCTATGTTAGGGTCTACAGTGCTCGACCCTGTGCCGTCGTATGAAGCGAATATCCCGTCGTCTAAGTAGAGAAAACTTTGCGCGGCATCGGAGCATGATAAAATTCCGTCGTTCCCTGATCCATTGTGATTCGCTTCATTAAACATCGGAACGAATCCGTCCATTATAAGCGTTCCCTCAGCCCCAGCGCCAGTGAGGACAGAATTAAGAACTGTCCCTATTGTCCATTGTAAGCCATTATCACTTGCATCCTGCGCCATCGTGGTGCGAGTCACCGGGCTGCCATCGGTGGGAATATAGGAGGTCATGTAGGGCGTGGCTTCTACCTGGGCGCCGAAAACAGCTATCGCATCCCCATTCGTAACTATCCTAATCCCGACATGAGGATCAGCCTGGCTCCTTGTAATGCTAAATCTCTGCCATTCAGAGGTAAGGGTTTGCGTAGTCCAGTTCGATCCATTATTATCTGTCAGGTCGATGTTCCCCGTGCCCGTCACCCGCTTCATCCAGATAGAGAAATAGTAATCTGTGGAAGCAAGCGGAGCCAAATCTATTAAGAGAGTTCCATTGGCATCAGTGGCGGTCAATGTATAAGCTGAATCTGAAACCCCATCCACTCCGTCAATATTCTGTGTAGCCGTAATGTTGCTTGCTGTCCATTGCGAGAAATCCTCAGAGTAAGGACATAGATTCGTCCCTTGCCCGTCGAACTGCAATCCATAGTCCGTGATAGGCCAATCAGCAGGGATCGTCCCGTTGTCTGCCACATAGGTCCGGGGCTCGGCAGAGCGGAGGGTGTTTTCTTTTATAGAGAGGTTGCGGATGTAGATAACATCACCGGCTCCCATGTCATCAAATTGTATTTTATCGGTAGCAACATTTGTGCAAGTAAACCCTAAAGTGTAAGTCGTCCAGGATTCAGCGATATTATCCGTGGACGCTAATTCTGTATTGTCTGACTGTGCTATCTCTACATCTACCGTATCGCCAGACCCTACCTTCGCATCGAATTGAACAGTGTAGCTGTTGCCAACGATCAAATCAGAGAATAAGTCGGCAGCGTTTGCAAAGGCCAGTGTAGCGCCTGTATCTGTATCTACATACGTAACTAATAGTGCATCCTCAGTCTCGTCTATTGCTATTGTGTTCGTCCCGTATGGCACCCAGGAAATCTGCACGGGGCGTAAAATTACCGTGTCAACGGAACCATTAAAATCTGCGTCTGCCTGCATCCATAGTGCTGTACCATTTGAGTATATAAACCCTGTGTGAGTGCCATCGCCAGATTTCCAATCCCCGATACTAGTCCCACCCGCGCCACCTATATTTATGCGCACATTTCCAGCGACATAGTTTTTTATCTCGAATGAATACCAATAAAAAGTGTCATCGCTATTAACATCGTATCCCAAATTGCTTTGGGCGACTTGACTACCATCACAGTCATACTCATCATTTACAGCATCGTAAGTCCATCCAACCCCGACCGATTCAGTGAACGTATCTGATGAACAATCGTTGCTATATGTTACACTCCCCGCCAGCGCAGGCCAGGGGTCTACATCAGGGATGCCTTTGTTGGGGGCGGTGACGGCTTTGATGGAGACGTCATCTATTATAAGATAATCAGCAGTTGTGCAATTCCCAGAAGTTTGAGAAATATTAAAATTAGAAGATCCGGTCGAAGATCCTATCACATAAGCCTCAAAATATGTCCATGCAGAATCGGCGGGTTTTTGTTCTAACACCTCGGCTTGCCAAAACATCCGCACACTATTGGCATTGCTACAATATACCCATCCTGATAATTTATAAATAACTCCAGCTGTTCTACTTACAGATTGCTGTATCCCACTATTGGCACCATCATCTGATACTGTTATTTTTTGAGCCGATGAACCTCCATGAACATTACTAGTTTCTTCTGACACTGTTTGGGTATATACGTTTGACCAACCATCTGCCAACCCACCAGTAAATCCACTCTCGAAGTCAGCATTACTAACCGACTCACTCCCCAACGTCTCCTGGTCGAACAACTCCGGCCCAGGGGAAGTGGTGAGAGTGCCAAGGTCTTCGACTTGGATCTCGGTGAATTCTATTTGGCCATGGCCGGAGGCGTTATTATCCCTAACTCCAAAATTGATATTTCCACCACCCACACGACCAGATATAATTACATAATACCTTGTTAATGTAGAAGTTAACCCTGCGGAGGTGTCGCTTTGCCACGCTGATCCATCCCAATAGTAAACAGATGAATTTGTTATTAGCGTTGTGTCACCGGATTCAGATGCTAAATGATATATTTGGATACTCGCATTTCCAGTTATATTCCTGCATTTAAATGAAAATAAGTAATAATTTCCTTCTGTGGTTGCTATTGGTTGATGGATATAATCATTTTGAGCAGTAAAGGTTACTAAGGTAGAGCTGTCGGTTGTAGCGGTATGTGTCCAGGTTGCTGTCGTCAAATCCTCCGTATCGTCAGCCAGGTTTTGCCCATTCCCACCAAACTTCGTCAATACTCCATTGACTACCCCGTAGCGGTCGCTGACCATGGACGCGGCCGGAGAGGTGAGGTTGCCCTTATTATCAACATTCGTATATTGCGAGAAATTGACATCCACAACCTTGGCCGAGAAAGCCAGGAAAGGCATGAAGAAAATCGCCCAGAGGAAACAAACTATCCTAAAAATTAATGTTTTCATTACTGAATCTCCACGCCTAAGATGCCCCTATACCGGCCGAACCAGACAGGTTCGGGGTTCCCGGCACTATCCCAATCTTTAATATTCCCGAAATGCCACTCGCCGCCCGTATACCAATGAGCCCCGGTGATATATTCAATCTCGTTTAACGTACCGGACCCGAGCCCTTGAGCAATCCGCATAACCATATCGACATAGCCGAACCCACGAAACTCTGCCATTTGATAAGCCTTATTGGCTATCGAAAGGTTCTGTGTAGTATAAATGAACATTGAGTTCGCGCCGACCGTTTTGACAATCACGACGTTTGATGTCGGGATGGCTGTCTCATTCGGCCCGCCTGGATCAAGAATAAACCCGAGAACCGTATCCGGTCCCGGATCAATGTCTTCCTCCTGATCGACAAAGAAGCACGTCCACTTTTTTGCCGACGCGGGCGAAGCAATCAGCACGACCAACAATAGGCCGAGAATCCAAAATTTTTTCATGTTACTTCCTCCTTACTGTTTTGCCCTGATCGACTGTTTTAATGTTTTGTGGGTAATTTCGCTGATACCCTGAATGCCAAGGAGTTTTTTTGTTTTTATCGTTTCATTGTAGTCATTGATATCGGCTAAAATATCGGCCCATTCACGTTCAGATCGCCTGCCTTGCGGCTTTTGATAGAAGGCCTTAACCCTGGTATACAAATCGCTGCGTTTATCCCTGTAGTGCCTTATTTGCTTCGTCCTGGCCCATTTTTTCTCCTTGAGGCGGGAAATTCCGGACGGATTGAAATTGGCTATCCTCATGATCGTATCGATCATGTCGGGCCAGATTTGCTTGTCCTCATATGTAATGGGCGTTTGCCGCTGGGAAGTCACGCCGTATTTCGCTTCTCGATATCCCTGCATGGCCGAGCTGATAGCTCGCGGGGCAATCTTTTCGATTCCACGATAAGTTTGTCCTTCGTAGATCATCTTGCCGCCTTCGTACATATCGACCAGGACGTTTCCGGGCGCTCCGAGCAATTCTGGTATTTTCATCGGGAAATTGCCGATAAAGTCGATCTGCAGCGAACCCCTTAAAGAAATGCCGGCGAATCCTGGCAGGCCGTATCGGGCGAATTTTTCAGCATTATCGCCGAATAAGTCGAAGACCCATGAATAAAAGCCTTCTTCCCATTCATCCTCATCTCCCCTGAGCTCGGATAAAATTTGACCTAAGACGGCGATTAAAGGTTTTCCTATGATAGGCATAGCCCCTGCGCCCCCCAGGATTGCCGGTGCAAGCATCATGTAAAGCAGGCCTTTCTTATTGTGTTCCTTGAATCCGATTGTATACATATTCTGCAGGTAGGTATGGCTGAATTTGCTGAACACGTAGAACATCTTGGCTATCTGCGCGAATGGATTCTTGCCTTGTGCCAAATAAGGCAGGGTTTTCTTTCCGTACACGCCATGGCTGCGGTCACTTGTTTTCTTGGCCACTTCGACGGCTTCATCATAACCCATGCCGGTATCCCGCGCCCCGAGGTATGTCCCGGCTATCGTAGCGATTCGGTTTAGTCGTTCCGTCTGCCCGAACATCAGCATGGCGCCATTGATGATACTATCGTACCCGCCACCCAGGCGGCTTCTCAGGACCGATATGGCCTCCATGTTATATTGAGCTTCATCCCAGCCCTTCGTGTAGAGCGTATCGAACATCTTGATCGTGTCATCATCGAGGTCGGTTCTCTCGCCCTTCAGGTGCTTCCGATATTTCAGGGACGCATTTATACCCATGACCAGATATTTCGGTACATCTTTAAGGTCGATATTGGCATACGTGTTCATGGACGACGGTACCGACGTGGCCAGCGCGGTCAGGTTGACCAGGGCCGAGGATCCCCTGAACCCGAGATATTTCAGGACGGCCAAGCCTTTCACGTACCCGATCACTCTATCGGAAAACTCCTCGTTGCGAAGCATTTCGATCATGTAGCTTTTCACGTCGCGGTAAATGTTCGGCTGTTCAATGGCATCTATCCGGCGTTCTTTAACGCCCTCGAGGTAGTCCTCGAAACTATCATATTCTTCCGGGCCCAGGTCGGTGCCGGATATGGCGCGGACCATCTTGGAAGCCATGTTCCGTTTTGCAATTCCGGCCGACACATTGGAGGCATACTGCGAAGCGGCCAAAAGCGGATCTTCTTCATACCCTAACCAGACATCCTCTTCAGTGACCGTTGCCGCACGTTTCACCATATGCTGTCTGAATCCGCGCTCTTTGACCAAGTTCGCCACTTGCGTTGCCAAGGCATAGGCGAAAAGCATATCGGCTTCTGTAGCTCCTGGAATGCCGGCCTGTGCCGCGAGGCTCTTCAAGAGCTTAACCTCAAAATCGGCTGACGGATCGGAAAAGTGCCAAGCATTAGCGGTTCCTTTCGGAAAGCTGTAATGTCGGCCGCCAAAGGCCTTGAATACTTCGTTCATTTTTTTGGTGGTCGGCCCGCGCACCACAAAATAGTTCGCCCCTCCCGGCCGCGTTTCCCGGTAACCGTTTAAATTGAATTGATCAAATGAAAGCCCAATGTTTTCCTTTGTGATATCTCCGAGGGCCGCATTGATTATGTTCTGCAGGTCGAGTGTACGGGCACCGTACTCGAATACGTCTTCACTGAGTTGTCTGGTCTTGCCTATCTTGACCTTATAGCCTCGCTTTTCGAAACCAACACCGCGCGCTTGAAGCAGTTTCTTCGAATCCCCCATGATTAACCATGGGTTCGTTCCGTCTTTACGGGCAACCAGGGTAAACCGTCCGCTCTTTCGGATCCTGGGCGCATAGTACCCGCGCATATCGCCCATGCGGGCAAGGGCCATGCGAAGATTTATTTTTACCCGTTTATCGCCTTCCCACACGACAATATCAGGCGGCTTCATGCCTTTCGATTCATACTTGGCAAGCAGATTAACCATGTCAGTATGGAGTTTAATCCAGGCGTTATCCATGATCTTCCGGTACGCACGCCAGGCATCAATGGCTTGATCGCTGAACTTGGCCTTCTTGAGGTCTTCATTTGTCGCCACGAATTTGTTCCGGTCGGCCCAAGTGATGAATCGTTTCAGCTTCTTGTATTCCTCTTTCCTTTCTTTCTTGAGTTTCTTGATTTTCACAATATGATTATCATGATCGGTAATGTCGTTATATTGCGTTTTCAGGTCGTCGGGCCGTTCCAGGGCGGCATCGTATACACGTTTTGCCGCGTCTATTTCTTCAAAGTAAAACTCCGGTGTCTGAAACATTCTCTGGAACCAGGCCGTGTCGGGTTTTTGCCGGAAATCATCGACACGCTTATTCATGACCGACTTGACTGACTTGAATATATCACCTACATCCTGTACGAACCCGCCTTGATCGAAATAATCCTGTTCCCGCTTGATCCGGGCAGCTTTGGCTTTCGTTGCCTCACTGGCGTTCTTCTGTTTCGCCATCTGGTTGATGGCATCGATGTAAGCCTGAGCCCTCTCCTTGACCGGATCCGGCGGCGGTTTCGTGGATAGGATGGCCTCTTCCGTCCTGGCGCGCGTTTCACTCTCGGTAAGTGGTTTATACCGACCGATCATGATATTTTCGAAAATAGCTTCCGGATCGGTGAACCCCTTCTTTTGCAGGGCGCTTCGAATCTTGACAAGCAGGCTTTTGATTTTCAGGAAAAGCCCGCGCACATAGCCGGGAAAACCTTTCAGCTCGGCGCCTTTGCGTTTCATGGCGAACCCGGCAAAGGCCTCGGCGGCGTTCTCTTCGTTCCCCTTGAAATACTTCAACAAGCGGTCATACTCGGCCTGGGGCAAAAGCCACCGCATGGCAACATGGAGTGCTTCATGATAGGCCGTGTATTCAGGGGATCGATCGTGATTAAAAGCGATTCTTACGATCGCTTCCATCTTATCCGTGAAGCTGGTCGCTCCGTATATCCTGTATTTCTGGCCTTCTTTGATGCCGGCTTCCTCCAACGACTTTTTAGCCGCTCCCGATTTGAAATAATCTTCCAGTTCCAGCCAGGGCGAGAGTTCAATCGTAATTCTATTCAAAACCTCAGGTGGCAAAGCGTTCCTGAGGGCATTACTGACGTTCCGGGCCACGGTCGCAATATTCCGAACAGTACCTTCTTCGACTTCCTCTATTCCTTGTGCGGAAAGGACCGTATCGCCGCCCGGCAACGTAGGCCCGCCATGGCGCCCCTGCCTGACCGCCTGTTCCTCTAGCTGTTGTCGTTCCAGTAATTCCTGGGTGACTGTATGAAGCCGGGCTTCCTTGGTTACGAGCTCTTCCTGCTTGTCGAACTTGGCGTCTACTTTGGCTTCAATGATCGGGATTTCCTTTTCGAACTTATCGATTTCCGCGTTCGTTTCGTCGATCAGGTTTTGAATGCCGGTCACGACTCTGGTAACGACGTGCTTCACGCCGTTTTCCGGCTTGAATGTAGCCGTATCCCCACCCATGGCCGTAGCGGAAAATTCAAACATTGGGGATGCCTGAAACACGCTATACATCAACCGCAGGTGGGGGGCTAACGGAACGAATTTTTTGACCTTTTTGGTCTTCTCGATCTTCTGAATTTCAGTGACCGGCTTGCCTTCCTTATCGAGTATCGGTTTGCCGTCTTTGTCCTTTTTCTTGACTTCCTTTTCCTCGATGTAAGGCACTTCTTCCGTTTCGATGTAACCGAACCGGCCGATCGTTTTGCGGGATTCGATATCGCCTTTCAGGGCGCGGATGACAGTTTTATCCTTTATAAATTTATCGGTTGCATCATTGGCCTTGCCGCCCTCTTTTTCGAGGTCGTAGAACTCTTCTCCTATCTGAATTGCTTTGATCTGACTAAACCGGTCGAATTTCTTCTGCCAGGCCTCTACTTCGTCTTTTTTCCCTTCAATGATCTTAGGCAGATTCGCCAGGCGGGACCGGGACCGCATTTTATTTCGATCGAAATCGGCTTTGGCATTCCGGAGGACGCGAACTTCTTTGGTGAGCTCGAGTTGTTCCTTGATAAGCGGATCGCCGGACAATTCGGAAACGTATTCCTGGGCGTTCATGGTATCGCGGCTGATATCTTCCAGTTCGCGTATGGACGGATTGAGTGACATGATTTGGCCAAGCACCATGCTCTTGGTCGCCACGGTATTCCACATGAAAGCATCGACAGTCGCTTCAGTGCCGTAATTATAAATCTGGACTTCCTTGATATTGTTTCCGTACCGTATGCCGCGTCCATTACGCTGTTCGTAATTGGCATAGTTCCAATCCACATCGAGATGGTGCATGGCCACTACGCGAGTTTGGATGTTTACTCCAATTCCCATCTTAGGCGTGGATCCCATGAATATTCGAATTTCGCCCGCTCGCACCTTGGCAAAGAGTTTTTTCCTCATTGTCTCGCCTTTGGGGCCATAGGGAATTTGATGGATCGTGGCTATTTCGTTCCTGGGTACGCCATTCTTAACCAGCTTATCGATCAAGTCTGTATACGGACTGTGCGGGATAGCCCCGCCCGGCACTCCAAGGTCGAGGAAGATTAACTGCACACCTTTTGTTTCAGTATAGTCTTCGTTCTTATCCCAATCGTAAGCCGGGTAAGACTTCTTGTAGATATCAAGGATTTTCTCTAATGCCGCATTGACTTTCGTATCCTCTTCATCCTGTCTCTGCTGCTCCACAAGGCGCGGATCGATCGCCATTTTGCGGCCGTCCGTAATGATCCGCAGCATAATATCCCGTTTTCCGTGCCATTCGGCGTGCATTGGATCCGCTTTGATAGCGAGCGCGCGGGCCATGAGCTCGTCCTGATACTCTGCGACTTGCGGGTTTTGAGGCACGATTATGTTTTGGGGTTTGTCGCCTGCAATATCAGGTCGTGGAATTTTGATCATGCCGGTCTTGTCTTTATCGCCTACCCGGATAATATCGAATACGCCGCGAACCATCTGCATGAGTTCCGGAATATTGATGAACCGGTCGAACCGGGTGACCATCTTGAACCCTCTGCCTGTAGGATTCGGCTCCGCTTCGCTGCTGATAATCCCGAACGTGTTTGCCCAGGGCTCGAAAGTTTCAATTCCTCGGAACTTCAGTTCATTAGGTTGCAGGTACCGGGAAAGGGTGAACAGTTCTCCGACACTATTGGTTAAAGGCGTCCCGGACGCAAATACGATTCCCCTGCCGAACCGTTTGTGCATATAATTCGTCTTGGCATAGAGATCCATGCTGCGTTTTACGACCTCGCCCGACTTAATCCCTTTTACGTTTTCGTAATTCGTAGTGAAATACAGGTTCTTATAATCGTGGGCTTCATCGATCAGGATCAAATCGATTCCGAGTTCTTCGAACGTGGGAATATTATCGCGTTCTTTTTCTAGGATTTCACTAAGCCGGTCTTCCAATTTTTGCTTGGCATTTTCCAAATCCCGGATAGTGACTCGGCCGGCGCCCTGGCGTTGCGCTTCGAGCAAGGCCGCCTCGAGTTTGCGGACATCGGCCCTGATTGTCTGAGCGTATCCCTCGGGACTGAGCGGGATTTTCTCGAATGATTCGTGAGTGACCACAATAGCATCGTAATCGCCCGTCGCAATCTTCGAGAGCGTCTTTATCCGTTTCGCCTTATTGCCCGGCACATGAAGGAATAGGACTTTCGCGGCGGGATAAAGTTGCTGAAAGGCCGTTTTGAAATCGTTGATGGTAGCTTTCTTGATGGAAATAACCGGCTTTTTTGCGAGGCCGAGCCGTCTTGCTTCCATGGCGCAACCGAGTAAAGTGAAAGTCTTGCCCGTACCGACTTCATGGCCGAAGTAGGCAACTCCTGTCTGCAAAAACCGCCAGATGGCATTCTTTTGGTGAGGGCGTAATTTAATGATCGCGTCCGGAACCTTGCCGGGCATAGTCAAATGAGAACCGTCAAAGACGCGATCAACGTGTGCATTGTACCGGGCATTGTAAATTTCTTTCATGTCATCCTGAACGCCTTCCGTTTCGGCTACCCAGGATTGAAAACGATCATGGATTTGACTCATTTTGTAAATGGCCGTATCAGTCGCCGCCTGATCGAACCATTTATTTCCGTACGCGTCCCGCCTCCAAACTTTTGGAAACCCGCCGTTCAGGATATAATCCATGAGCTTGAAGAAATTTACGTCGCGGGTGCCCCATGTATCGGTAGCATGATAGGACGATTCCCCCGCCTGTCGATTCCTGTTCGCGGCCGCATTGGAAGGCCCGGTCCAAACAATATTGAATTTGCCGATATCCGGGACATGATCGATCTTGAAATTCCGAACGGTCCCTTCCATCATGTCGAGCATGAAATTTCGGATATGCTTGATCGGCATCCAGGCCGCGCCTATCCTGATTTTAATATCGTGGATTGGAATATCTTCCGGTTGAATCATTTGGAGGGCATCGACATTTTCCTGGAATTTTTCGTCCGTCCGGGCGGCTTGAATAGCCGTCTTCAGCTTTCGCTTGACGTTCCCGCTCAAATATTCATCGGCCGTCACATAACCGCGCTCGGGATCGTTGTAGATTTTTCCTTTCAGCCTGGCAACTACGTCGTCTCTCGATGCCCCGGTAAGTTGGCTGATAAATCCGAGATCCACGCGGCCTTTATAATTCAGCGAATAAACCAGGGCTTCCGTGATATCTTCGACCGATTCTGGCGGCTTGACTTTAGCGATATAGTTTTCAGAGAAGATCGCTTCCTTGCCCTTGCTCGTTTCTTCGATTTCATCCCATTTTTCAAGCGCGAGCAATACACCGGCGTCCGGGTCGTCAAAGATCGCCATGACGTTCTTGCGCGAATTGATCCATCCGAATTTTTTGACGAAATTATCGTATTGTGTGTTCAGGATTTTGCGGAATTTTTCGAGTTCATCTTTGGATACTTCGGCAATGTGTCCTCTTAGCAATTCTCGAATCGTATCCCGAATCGGAATAAGAGCCCTGATCCGCTTTGCCCGGTCTTTCTGTGTCGGCGTGCGTTCCTCATACTCGATCGGGGTGCCGCCGTCATTGATGTAAAGTTTTCCGTCCTGGCCAACATAATAGGCGCCGTCCTTAATATCGCCAGCTTTCGGCATATTTTCGAGCAAGTTCAGTTCATGGTTGACCTGGATTTCCGTGTAAACGCCGTCCGGGAGTTTCTTGGTCGCTTCATCGATCTTTTCCCCGACATTCGTGTTGTCACCGATCGTCACGACTTGCTCGCCGTATCGACCCATTTGAACGCCCATAGTGCCAAGAACCATTTCGGGATGATCCTTGAAGTATTGGTTGATATCCCTCTCTGCCTTCCAGGTCGTTTCCCGTATTGTGCCGTCTTTATTGAGATAAGGTAGCTTTTCGCGGACTGTCTCGACGAACGGATTGTCCGGTATGGGCGTGAGATTGTCGCCCCGTTTTCTGAAAAAGCAGATGTCGCAGGCCGCCTCGGCTCCGACAAAGGTACCGTTCGGGAGACGGATGGCCCCGACCAGCTCGGCCTCTTCGGAGAAAATTTGGCGAGCTTTCGCGTTGGCCTTATCCATGGTTCCGGTGGACGTAATGATCGCCATTAGGCCGCCGGGCCGGGTAAGATTCAAGGATTTATTGATGAAGTAATCGTGAATCCTGAACCGAAACGGATTATGCGTCCGGTCGTGCGGCTGCGAATCGCCGAAGGGCACGTTCGATATTACCAGATCGTAGAAGTTTTCCGGCATGGACACATTCTCGAACCGGTCATTGATGATGCTCTGATTCTGGTAAAGCTGCTTGGCAATCCGGGCACTGATATTGTCCATCTCGATTCCGGTTAAACTGGAAATCTTGCGGAGCTCATCCGGCATAGTCCCGAACTCCAACCCGATACCTACCGATGGAGAAAGGATTCTGCCAGGCGTAAAGCCGAATTTGGCCAGGGTCCGGTAAATAGCGTCATAGACCGCGACCGGCGTATAGTAGGCGTCTATGGTACTTCGCCGTGCCGCTTCCAGTTCTTCGTTCGTGAGGACCTCCGCGACCATGTTTGCCCGGCTTTGCCAGGCCTCAGGCGGATAATGTTCCAGGGCCGGGCTGAGTGCCCCCCAACCGGAAAACTTGGCCAGCACCTTTTGTTCCTGGGGCGTGGCGAGCCGGTCTTCTTCCTCGATTCGTTTAAGGAGCCGAATGGCGCTTATGTTATCGGTAAATCGCTGGGCAATGCTGCGTTGGTCGAGGTTGTCTGTGGTGAGGATCGTGTGGTCGATTCGTCCGGCTGACTGAACGGCATCTGAGACTTCGGAAGTATCTTCAGTTCCGTCTCCGGTGGTAGGTAAATCCGCTCCGTCATCAGTAACTCCTTCGCCGCCTGGAAGTTCACCCCCTTCCTCGACACCAGGTCCGCCAGCCCCCTCCTCACCGACTCCTGCGCCTCGATCAGTGCCAGTCGATACTCCCCCACCTTCTTTAAATGTTTCACCATCTCGGGCCGATGACTCTCCCAATGCCGCGCCGCCTGTCGTCCAATCGCTGATAACTGTTCCATCTTCCCCCACCTCTAAATACTGAGTTTTATCGGTCTTTTCATGAACGATCGGTTCCAGACCGTATTTGATCACATCGTCCGGGTGTACGCTTTCTCCATATCCGATAGCGCCTTGGCCGGTAAAGCCTTCCTGTCTGTATTCGTCATCGAACGCCATGACGCCCTGGGGCTGCATCTCTGGCGCCCGGGTGGTATCCCGATAGGCATACCAGTAAAGGCCGTCTTCCGATTGTTTTCCGGCATAGAGCGCCTTGTAAATATCTTCCAGGGTATCCAGGACTTTTTGGACATTCTCTTTCGCTGAGAGATATTCCTGCAAGGTAACCGGAACATAATCCGGTTTCATGGTCGGCACGCCGTTCTCGTCCCAGGTCATACCGTCGAAGAAGGCTTTGAACAACTCATTGAATCGGTCCCGTTCTTCTTCAGTCGGGTAGGCGCCGTGCTCCCGCCTGAAAAGTTCTTCCACTGCGCCGGATGCCACAAAAGCCGGATCGACCAGGTAGTAGTTTTCCTTTTCCAGGTTATCCGCAACGTAGGCCTCAAAAGCGCGGGCGAACATCTCGACCGGCTGTGACCAATATTTGCCTTGTTTCCCGCCATCCAGGCCGATTGCGTCCGTCCAGAACCTGGTTTTCGAGACGAACTCGCTTTCCCATTTATCCTTGATCCAGTTCTCGGCTTCCTTGAGCCGGTTCCGACCTTTCCTCGAGGTATAATGAATACCGCGCAAGAGGTCTTCGACGGTCTGCATCATACTGCTGAGGTCGTACTTGAATTTAAAGGCGTGCTTGAGGTCGTCGAACGGGTTGTAAGAACGGTATTCCTCATTCTCGTTGTTCTTCATGCTGACTTTAGAATAAAAATCAAACCCGTGACCCCATTCATGGGCCAGGCTGCCATCCCCGTGTGTCTTGGTGAGATTGATCGTGTTGTCTTCCGGATGAAAAGTCGCTGCCGCTCTCCCTCCGCGCCCTCGGGCACCGTACATGATCCCGAGGCGCCTTTCCATGTTGTACGATGCCGCCTTGGCAGGAGCGCCGAGGATTTTCACCAGGTCATAGAGCGAATCGAACGTAAGGTTCACGCTCTTCTGTCTGTGCGGGCCTTCCGTCCAGTTCCCGAACGCCACGGTACCAAGGCCGAACGTATCGATCAGGTCTTGTCCTGTTACGTTTTTACCTTTTCTCTCGGCACCATCCGTCTCGATATCGAAGATTTTTCGTCGTTCCCGGACTATCTTGAGATTCTTTTCCTCATCGTTTTCTTTCTCAATCAGCCTGTCCGTCCACTTGGTGAGGATATTTTTCTGCATGGTGAAGAGGCTGTATTTCACAATATCTGTATACGATTGACCCCATTCGGTAAGGATGCCATCCAAGGTGCCGCTGGACAGATCGTAAAAGTTGACGATATTATCGAGTTTGCGGATTTCGTAATTCGATTCGTCAACCATCAGCCTGATTAGAGCGTCCCGCGCCTGAGAAATCGTCGTGCCGCTGGTAATCGCTTCGGCGAGCTGTTCCAGGGTCGCAATGTATTTCGCCGCCATCTTCCGGACTTCTTCTTTTCCGGTAGGGCCGCTGAGAGCTTCCTGGATGGCGTCCTCGTAGCTTTTTCCCCACCCTTTTCGGCCCCCGAATTTCTTGCCGGCCCACTCGGTGAATCCGACAATGTCACGGCGCATGGCGTTAAACCATCGGATCAGGCCAGGTGTAGCATCCTTGGATAATTCATTGGTAGGGATCAGGGTAGCCTTGACCGTCATGCGTTGGAGGGCGGCCAGGACTTTTTTGGTATCTGTTTCGGTGATTTCCTTGTCCAGTTCGAGCGTGATCTTTTCGATCCTGTCTTCGGTAGACATTCCCGCCCGTTTCCAGCGGCGCTCCCCGACATCTTTGAGTTTCTTGACTTTCTTTTTCTCTTTCTTGCCTTTTTCCTCTTCCCCGACGGCTTCTTCGAGTGTGGGCGCCTTGGCTCCTTCGGCTTCTTCTATTTCCGTTATGCCCTTCAATTCACGCATCCAGCGTGAGATATAAGGCTTGATGCCATTCCCGAAATTGTTGACCAGGAATTGAACCAGGTCTTTCAGGTTCTTTCCGGCTTCTTTCCACTTTGCCAGGGCCGCCTCAAAGTGAGGCTTGGCCGCAGCGTAGGTTTTTTCGTCTATGGCGCCAGGGAACGTCCGAACAACACCTTTTCCTCCAAAGAGTTCGTAAAGTCCCGTAATGGCCTCATCGACGCCTTGCACGCCCGCCTTGGCAGCTTTCTTGGCAATATCGGACGCTTTCGGCACGGCGGGTTTTTCTGTCGGAGGCTTGGGCGCTGTCGGTGGTACCGGTGCGGCCCCTTCTTCCGCAACGGCCGGCGCCGCAGCCTCTTCAACCGGAGCTATTTCTTCCGGTGCGGCTTCCTCAATCATCCGTTCAATTTCCTCGATAGGCGTCTCGGCGATTTCCGCTTCGATCGCGGACACTTCCGGCTTTGGCGGGACTTCGGGTTTTATGGGAGGTTTTTTGCCGGTTGCCTGTTTTACGATATCCGCTCGTTCTTGTTCGAGATCCCGGATAATGTCTTCCACGGCTGACACATTGGCAATCTGAGCGTCAAATCCTTCCTTGCGATATTCGGCGGCGGCATTCCTGACTTGATTCTTTTCTTCATCAGAAAAAAGGTTCGTATGTAATTCCAGGCAATGACTTAAGCTGCTCAACTTATGACCTCCAAGAATGCCCGCATGAAGATGAGAAGTTCCTCTTCTTCCATGATGTATGAAAATGGTTTTTTAATGAATTGAGCGCCACCAAACTCTTCTTCCTCTGCTGCTGCTGTCCCATAATCAGGCCAAAAGTTGTCTGCATAATAACTTTCTGCCCAATATGCAGTCGGCCAGTAGCCTGCCGTCAAGAGGGCCATTTCTAATCCCCTTTAGCTGGCGTCTCTTGTACCAATGGCGGTTCTGTTTCCATTGATATCGACGGTCGCTGAAATTCTGTTTTTTGAATCTGCGATATCCCTGAAAACAATCGTGGCCGTTCCACCTCCTGATGATTTTCCCGTAAGCACAGAAAGGCAGAGCTTCAATGCCCCGGCAAGGGAAATTGCCGTTCCGTCATTGTCAACTTCCACCCCGGTTATGTCTGATACGGATATGTTGTTCAGTGCAGCGATTAGGCCAGGAACATCGTCCGTTTGCAATTCATCCGTATCAAGCAGGATATCGTCAACGATCCCGTCAATCGTATCGATCTTTCCCTCTATGGTTGCCAAGGAACCTGGAATATCGTCTGCCTGTAACTCGTCCGTATCCACAAGTATCGAATCTACAATTCCATCAATCGTATCGATCTTTCCGTCGATCGCCGTTAATGATCCCGGAATATCGTCCGTTTGGAGTTCATTCGTGTCCACCAGAATATTGTCAACGATGCCGTCTATCGTATCGATTTTCCCTTCGATCGTTGCCAGGGATCCAGGAATATCGTCTGTTTGAAGTTCGTTTGTGTCCACCAAGATAGTATCTACAATTCCGTCAATCGTGTCGATTTTACCATCGATAGCCGCCAGGGCGGCCGGAGTATCGTCTGCCTGCAGCTCATTCGTGTCAGCAAGAATATCGTCAATCAGCAAATCGAGACGCCCGCCATTCGTCAAATCTGTCTGCAATTCGTTCGTATCTGTTAGGATCGCATTGATGTCTGCGCCATTATCGTTGGCCGTCTGGGGCGTTCCGTTGACCTCCATGACGTTTACATGAAAACCGGTCGGATCGGCCTGAGACTGCGTTTCCCATTCATTCACGATCGATGCCGCGAGCGTTGCAAGTGTGGCGGGCGTTACCAAATCTGTATAAATAAACAAAGGATCAATATGGACGTTTGCCGTTGAACTGACTGCCTGAATTACGATAAAAGCGGCATCGGTTTCTGCCTGGCTTAAGCCGAACAGGTAAACTCCGGGAGCATCTACGGCATCAAGTTGCGATGGATTAGTATCAGCGGTGGCCGCGCAAGCACCGGCGTCCAAGGAAATCTGGGCAGTGATATTGGCAGAATCTCCCGTTTGAGGTGCTCCGGCGGCTGTATTCCAAGCATATACAGCCACTATCTGGCCTGCCACGTTCCTATACATAAGACCTTATTCTCCTGTTATTTCCTTCGCAAGGATCTCTTGAATGCGACCGTTTATGGGGTTTCTTTCTATTTCGAACCGCCATTGCCTGGGTTTTGGATTTTCAGGCATAGCGATGATTTTTGCCGGTTGAACATTCATCTCCTGTAATTTCTGAAATATTGCTTCCGCAAGAACAAGAAGGGCCTTACTTTCAAGTTGTGCGTTTTTTTCTATAACGTCCATGATGGACAGGATTTTTTCTGCGTGATCAGGGGGTAATGGTTCCATGCTGCTCTTTTTGCAGGCCATTTTCATCTTTATCTGTCCGAATTTTACAGGATTTCCTGATTTATCCAGGACTTCCAGGCCTTTTTCCTTGTAGCGCCTTTCTATTTCGTTAATGGACATCTTTTTCATGCTACATCCCCAGGCATTCTAAGAGAGTATTCCATTTGTCAATATCGGCGGTAATTTCGTCATAAGCCTCTTTTGCATCCATTTTTACCGTCATTTCCTCACCCGTATCGGTCATTATTTTCCTGCTTATGGTAACGCCTTCCAGGCCTTCCGGAGTAGGCGCGGCTTTTGGCGCAACTGCCGCTGGAGGTCCGGCCGGCTTGGTAAAATCAGCCGCCTCTAACCAGCCTTTGAACTGATCGATGGTCATCTCCTGAATGGATAAAATCCGGTCCCACCCAGGTTCATAATTGGCCAGATAGCCAGCCCGCGCCATCGGTTCGGTCATGAAGCCGACCATGACTTTGTGCTCATCGAAACTGCCGTCGGCTTTAGCCTGGTTCACAATGAAAACTTTATCGCTATCCGTTTGCTCCCCGACGAATACATCGACCTGATCGCCGTCTTTCGCTTCCGTGCGCCGGATATAGCCATAATGGCTTTTGAGTTCCCGATCCCAGGCCTTACCGTCTTCGTCTTTTCCTGTCCTGGTGGATCCTTTCGGGTTCTCGATCGTGATATCCAGGCCTTGCCAGGTTACGTGTCCTTTTTTGTAATTCCCCGCTTCTGCCTGGGCCTCGGTCGGCTCCGTCTCAATCTCTTGGCCTTCCAGTTCGGCAGTGATTTCGCTCGGACCCGCTTCGGCCGCGCCTTCGATGTCTTCAATGGTTATGGCCTCCCCCGGCCTACCGGGTTGCCCGGGTTCTTCGAGTTCCAAATCCGGGCGGCCTTCCCCTGCGCCCGGTCGTACAAGTCCGCCCTCTTCTTCTTCGACATATTGTCCCTCGGGTGCCGCTTCTCCCAAGCCGATACCTTCTCCTGGAAGAATTTGTCCCTCATCTTCTCGTATCCTGCCGGCATATTCTTCCCCCCTTTCTTCTGCTGCTAATTGTTCTCTTAGGCCTTCAGCGGCAGCCGGTGTTTCGGCGGCCCTGTAGGCTAATTCTTCTTCCGTTGCGGCCCGTTCTGCCGCAGTTTGCTCGGACAACCTTTGCCAGGTATCGAGTAAGTCTTCCCCTTCATAGTATTGCTCGAATACTCTGGCCGATTCTTCTGCCGGGGTGGGCACTCTACGTGCTTCGGCCTGCTGCGCGGATAAACGCTCCCACATATCAAGGAGCGGCTCTTCTTCTCCTATTCGAACGGATGGATACCCCGTGGGGTATGTGGGCGGCGCGGGAACTTCCGGAGCTGCAGGAACCGGAGGCGGCGCTTCGGCAAGGGCGGTCAAATCCACCAAATCGACTTCAGGCCTTTCCTTGGTCGTGCCGGGCAAAAGATCCTGCGTTTCCGTACTGGCGGTTAATCCCGTAATGATCTTATTGATTGCGAGGGCTGTAGGATGATCCGGCGGGATGGCGTCATGGATTTCTTTCAGCTCGCCAAACGTGAGCCTGCCTTCATGGTAATCATCAAGGATCTGGCGGGTAATCTGATCCGGGGCGCGACCTGCAATAGTGCCTGGTATGGCCATGCCGCCACCCATGAGGGCACCGGTAAACCCACCTCCAATAGCGGCCTCTAATGCCCCTTCAGTAATGCCTTGTTCCGGATCGGCCAGGTACTTTGTGGCCACGTTACTCATGATCGTCTCGACAGCGCTCTGGGGCGCCTCTTCGATCAGGCCTTCAGATAAGGCTTCCTGGATGATATTACGCAGGAAATTCTTGGATTCGCCACCAATGATTTTACCCATGACGTATCCGGACGGTGCTCCCAATATTCCGGTCGATACGGTCGTGGTGAGCCCGACAAAGGCGCTACCGGCCAATGCCATGATTTTGCGGGCCAGCTTTTTCTTTCCAGCTTCATCGAGGTTATCGGGCAAGGCATCGTATATTTCCTGGTAAATCGGCATTTCGGCCAGGTCTTCCGGGTTGCGGGCGATCAAGTCTTCGTAAATCTGGTCCGCATTGGAAATTCCCGCCGTGACACCTTCGCCGATTGCACCGCCGATCATACCGGCTACTCCGGGGCTCATTCCGGCCGAAATCAAACTACGGGCAATAACCATACCGCCGCCCATGCCCAAAAATGTCATGGGGATCGATTCGGCAGCCATCATGGCTATTTTGGGTACCGCTTCGGCTGCCGTTACGCCTTCAGGCCCGAGAAACGGTTTTTTCTTTAGTTCCTTGGCTCTTGGAGAAAGGGATTCTTCCCAATATTTCTCGGTTTCCTCGGCTATCTTGCGGGTTTGTTCTGTTCTGGATGCCTCAGTAAGGAATTCCCCGAGCGCCCCGAGGTCTTCCTCTCGGCCCGTAATGGCCCCGATTGCCTGCAGGCCTTTCCCGGCAAGATAAGGCATATCCTGTAAGGCCATAATCGGGCGCAAGGTTTTAAGCGCGGTCCCTACCCCTGTAGCAATAGATTTCGGAATATCGCTAATCCGCATAGGACCGGTCGGTTCCCATTGCCCTTCCCATGGAATTTCGTCAGAAGGGTAGAACTCTTCTTCTTCCTCTTCCTCGTAGGACTCCCAATTACCTTCCCAGGGGATATCTTCGTAATAGTTCGGCATAATTACCTGTTTCCCTGAATTGCACCTCGAGCGACGTAAGTTTCTTCCCTTCCATCAGGGTAACGTCTTTTCATGAGACGGCCCTGGTTATCGAATAATTCGTAACTGCCATCGGCATACTTTCGAACGGTGTATCCGGTGTTCGGGTCGCGCATGGTTTTGTAGTTTCGCCTGGATGTTTTGGTCTTTTCCGCTCCTTCTTCGGCTCCGGCCTTGGCTTCTTCTTGCTCGGGCGCTGGCTGCGTTCCGGTCACATTGGCGATATAATCCTTGGCATAAGTTTCGAAATCGGGCGCTCCTTCTCTTTTCTCGCCTGCAACATTATAGACATCAGGATCGGATTTATATTGCTTCAAGGCGTCTTGCCTAAGTTTCAGCAAGTCTTTCTCTGTAATGCCGCCTTTGGCTGTTTTCGCGTTGTATTTGACCATTTCCTTGAGAACGTCGGGCGCTACCCAACCCATGAGCCCTTGCATGAACTCACCGCGATTCGCAAAATATTGAGGGTCTTTCTGGCCGGTATAGTAGACCAGCATACCGTCCGGGTCGTCTGGATTAGGGATAGGATTCCCCATTTCATCGTAACTTATAGGTGGGGAAAACTGGATATCATCGATGTAGCTATTCTCGTCGCCGTGCTTATCGAAAAACTGCAGGATGGCGTCTTTGTTCTTGTTGGCAAGACCCCACTGAGCGATAGAATAATCCTTGCGAAGTTCCTGCTCGTTTTCCTTCATGGTTGTTTCTTTGCGGCCTTTCTCCCTGGTGTAAGCGCCGGCCGCTTCCGCTTCCGTCTGGGCCCGCTCTGCTACATCTTGAGCGCGGCCTTTGATTGCCATTTCCTGTGGAAAGGCCACGTCTTTCATGTACCGGGCCTGCGCCTGATTCATACGTTCCTGATAGCGCGTGTTAATGCCTTCGCGTTCGGATTCAATCGCCTCTCTTTCTTTAACGGCCATTTCGCGTTCTCTGATATCCATTTCACGCTGTTTCAAGGATAATTCAGCCGCTCCTTCTGCAATGTCTGCCGCAGACGGTCTTCCTACGGCCCTACCCGCTGAAGACCGGCCTCCACGAATTACCCGGCTTGCACCGAATAATCCTGGCAACTGAGGGGCGACCCGCCCCCTGGCCGCCATTTCACGAAGCATAGGAACGACCTGGTAAGGGTTGCCGAGCGCGCCCGGATCATACCGGATTGCGTTTGCCCGTCCTGCCGCGAGTGCTTGCGATATCGCCATCTTATTGTCCTCCTGCCAAGTAATACCCGGCAAAGTCACCGAGTGGATTTAGGATCGACTGTGCATAACTGCCTGCTATGTTGCCGATCGCTTGAGCCCTGCCTGTTTTGCTGACCTGTTCCGCTATTCCGATATCCGCTATTGTTTTCGCTATATCCGTCTGCGCCCCGAGAAATCCCGATGAACGATCGGATATGGCTTTCATGATATTGGCGAATACGGTCGGATCAAAAGCCTCCATGGCACCGAGAGCCGTTCCTTGGACTCTCTCTTTTTCGAGCTGACGCGCTTGATTCATGGCCCCAATGACATTTTTAGATTCTTCGAGAGCCGTCCTCCTAGTGAGTGCCCCGAATTTTCCAGAAGACGGATCGATTCCGTAGGATAGGGCTTCCCTGGCAATGTCTTCTCTCGTTTTAGCGGCCTCCTGCCTGGCCTGAATACCCGCCTCTGCCGCGACACCTTCGTAATCCGGGGTAGTCAACTGCTTAATGAGGTCTGCCATTTGCTGCCTTTCCTGAATAGTCCCTGACAATGCGGAAGCGATTTCCGTGTCGAGCCCGCCGTATGACTTCTGCCATTCGGCGTACTGCGTCTGGATTTGAGACAACAAATTATTGAGCATATCAGTGGTTCCGGAAGGTTGGCCATACGTTGTCGTCGGCTGATCAAGCGCATTCAAGGCACGGTTGAAGATGTTCTTTACGTCACTCATGCTGCTTGTCCAGGCTTTCAGGAAATTATTGCCCAACTCGGTAGACCTGGACGCCCTTTGCTTTTCGATCTCCCAGGCTTGTTGTTGTTGCTGAAGCTGAAATTGGGCCGTTTTGAGCTGCGTTTGCCCGAAACTCAAGGCAAGGTCTTCGGCCGTTAATGCCGGGCTACGGTTTCGACCCCTTTCCCACACGCTTTGACCGGATCTTGCCATTTTTTGCTTCAACTGCATATATCCCATTGCTGAACGCGGCATTAAAGCCATTGTTTAACCCTCCCGTGCCTTATCTTCTTCCATGAGCTCTCTCATGGATGTTGCCATATCGAAACGGCGAACTCGTACATTACCTATGATTTCCACTTCCCAGGACCGGCCGCGATAGCCCTGGTCGATCCTGAACGGTATTCCGTTCGCATAAACGTCTTTTGTAAATTTCAAGGTGCCATCGGCATAAATCTTTACAGTCATATTGAAAGCGCCCGAATAAGCCGCCGGCGCCGTGACGTCCAAAAGTTCATCCCCATTGATCGGAATGCTCTCCCCGATTGGATCTTCGCCAACTGCGCCCCCCATGGAAAAGGCATCGATTAGCAGGCCGTTCTGCCTGATCGTGTCGTAATAATCCTGTAAATTGTCATAATAACCCGATCGATCGCCAACGTCCGCAATGAGCCGAGCGCAAGAAAATGTCATGCGCCTCGGGAGCAAGATTTTTCCGCTTTTCCAGGTAAAATTCGACCCGAAAGGCTGCGTATCGTCTCCCTCCCATTCATAGATATATGTCTCGTAAGCAGTTGACATTTTAACTCTTCTCTAACAACAGTTTGTAAGACAGTTCTCCGTCCGGTACGAAAGGAAACTCTAAGCCCGTATCATCGGCATTGTACGACCCGGTTGACGGATCGACGTACACGCCGTTGATTGTAGCCGTAGGATCGTCAACCCAAGCCGACCCGATACTGAATCCAAGGTAATTTCCCCATCCGATATCCACCGTGTCACCGGCATCGGCGCCCGTAATCGAATCTACGGTTATCGAATCAATGGAACTGAAACATTTTTCCCCGTCATGCGATCCGGCTGCCGTTGCGGTAAAAACTTCCGTCTGGGACGCCGTTCCGTCTGCCAGGGTACCGGTCACCGTGACTTGAAGGACCGTCAAAGAGGCGTTTGCGTCGGTGATCGTGAGCACTATATTGCGTGGAACATCGGGATCGTCCACATTCGCCATGGATCCAGTGCCGCCCGTAAGGTCGTACTGATCAGCCTTGCCGCTTGTGCTATATGCTTCCGGCGTATCCCATTCCTCGAGGGAATAAGCGTCTGTGTCCCATTCATTCGTAATGGCATAATACAGTATGTCAGTAGGAGGGTAATTGTAGACCGCCTGGGAATAGAGATCGAGCGTCGTGAAATCTCCCGTTTCGAGATCCATAATGATGCAACCGTTGACCGATCCGCTTTCGTACCAGAACCCGAAATATCGGCTTCCATGGATTTCGCTCACCATAGAGGACGGAGCGTAACCGTCAAGCCACTGATAAGCCGACAGGTGATTCTTGGTGAGATTAGCCACGGCACCTGACGAATTAACGATCGCCAGGCCGACTTTGGACGGATAAACAAGGCCGTCCTTCCAGCGCACGGTTCCTTTTGAGCTTACGCAGGCATAATCTGCCGGAAGGGGCACGACAGAAAGGGATCCTGGCGTATTTCCTATAACCAGGTAAGGCCTTTCGGTAGTTGTCACAACGGCGATTTCCGGGCTGTCTGAAGACAGGTACGCGCCTACTCCGGCAATCGATACGATCGTGTCGGCCAGGGTTTCGACATATCCGGTCGGCCATGCCCACGGTTTGTAAGGCTCGCAGACATAAAGATCCTTCCCGACGAATCCGAGCAGAATGCCGTTGCCCATGTATGCAAGTCCCGACAACCCGTCAGGTGGCGGGTCGTACTCTTCGGTCACGATATCTGCGCCCGTGTCGGCAAGATCGAAAGTGTCATTGTAGGTAGTCGCCGTGGATGCTATCTGCGCCAGATATTGATAGGTTACAGTCGCACCGCCAGTGGCGGCCCGGTAGATATTCTTATGGGTAATATTGTTCTCGTAACACCGCCATGTCACGCCGCCATCAGTCTGATCCGCGTCAATCAACTCTCTCCATGTCGGCTCGCTGACAGCCGAAGTGCCTGCAACTACACATTTATAGATATAATCGCCACCCTCATCAGCGGTCGGATAAACGAAATCCCCCACCGAGTAAGCCGTAGACGCTTCCCAAATCATGGTAATATTGGTCAGGTTGACCGTTTGGCCTTCCATAGGGTCAACGATATTTGATGCTGGCGATGGAAGGGATTCTTCGTTCCAGGATGATAAAACCGTCCAGACGTAGGCCACATCAGTAGTATCGCCGGCACCGCCGGCGCCTTTCGCTGCAGTCATGGCGTCTTTCGGGCTAGGCAGGGCGAGCGGATAAAAGTTTCTCGGGTAAGGCCCGAAATTGAGGCCGCCGGTCGTTGCTTCGGATTCATTCGTCTTTTTGGGGATGCCGTCTCCGGTATAGTAAACCTTGTTTGCCGTATCGGCTGCGACCGGCCCTTTGACCAGGTTTACCTCGGCAGAAAAGAGGAACCAATAAGAACCTTCATAAAGATAAATCGTGATTGTGTCGTCTATCGTGATCAGGGAATGATATTCTACGGCTACTTCGAACCAGGGAATGATATGGCCACTTTCCAGGTTACAGTTTTCAGCCGTCTGGGATTGATTGAAAGGCAAGAGTTCCGGACCTATCTTGGGAAAGATCCCTTTAAAGTCTTTGATCGTTAAGCGCATTTACGGTCCCATTATGTTGTATATTCGATCATAAGGCGCGGACGCCAGGCCACGGTTGATTCATCAGCAAAATAATGAGTAAAATAGGCATCATATCCTATTGTCGGTGCATTGCCCAAAACATCATAATAGTAATCCCGCAAACAGAACATGGCCACACCGGAAGCATCCGCTACTGACTGCAAGTAAGCCAACCCGGCTGCAGAAAAACTGTCAGAAGTAACATATTGAGTTCCGGCCAGGGCGCCTTGCCCAATATAACTAAAATCGCCCAAACCATAATCCAGGGTACAGAACAAGTCGGCTTCAAATTCATCAAAATCCCCGACTGCGAGGGGATCGGTTTGAGTTCCTTCATAGACGTTGACTTGTTGCGCGTTCGAACTTTCGCTGCAATTTCTTCCGAATACGGTCAGCATGGCATCAATTATGGTTGAGCCTGGCCCTCCGATTGCCGATAAGTCGAAATAAAGGTACGAACGATTCAAGTAATACCAATCCGTTCCGTTTACCCCGGCCCAAATCGTAGGGTTTCCTATGATATCAGAATCATACGCGACATCCGCTGCGGCCCTTGCCACAGTGGCGGCCCAACCGGAAGCATAAGCCTCAAACGTGAAAAGGTAACCGTCTGCCGCGTCCGGTTCGAAAAATTCCACATCATCCCCCCAATCACACAGTTCTCCGGCAATAAGCGCCCAGGTCGTCCCGCCTACATTTTTCCACCACCTCATTTCGCAATCGTAAATATTGGATTGGTAGATTTCTTCCCCTGGATAATTAGCCGACAAAATACCGTTCGGATTGTAGGCAATCGAGCGATTGCTCCCTTTCTGAAAGAAAGTGTCCAGGTTTCCGGCTGTTAAGCGTTGAACCAGGACCGATCCGGCAGGCCACGCAACATTGCTGGTTCCTTCCTGGCTGCGCGCTATCGTAAATGTATTGCCGCTTATGGCCGTTATTTTAACGATTTCGATCGCTTTAGTCGGGTCGGTTAGGGTTGCGTATACGGCACCGGTTTGATTGTTGACCGCATTAATGAACCTCTGGGCACCACCAGGTTCGACATAACAGGTCGTTGCGGTTGCGCTGATCGCTGCGGAAAGAAAGGCGACCGCCTTTGGCTGGCAAAATCTATGAACCGTATTAGCCGTCATGAGTTCAAGGCCTTCCAGGTCGTTCCGGTACAGTGCTTGTACCAGATTTGAGCTACCGTATCGTAAACCTCTTCACCGAAGTAACTTGCCGCCAGGGAACCATCAGGGCTGGTGGAGACTTCACGATTCGTACCTTTTTGAAAGAATGAGCTTAAAATTGTATTATTGAGGGCAAGCATCACAGAAGCCCCTATCGAAAACGACTGAGGGCTTCCGGACCTGGTTATGCTCGAAAATGTGTTGCTTGATCTGCCGGCTACCAACATCCATTCGGCGGTACTGCCTTCCTCGACGTAAATGTAAAAGGCCTCGCCGGTTCCCGGGGAAGGGAAACCACTGCCGTCGGCCACGTCGAATGACGTGTCTCCCGTCCCGACGGCTTCAGCAAGTGTGGTTTCCGCATTGTTTTCAAATAGGTAAATTGTCATAACGCAATCCCCTTACGCATTCTTACACGCAAACCCAAGTTCGTTGCCCCTGTGATTTTATTCAATTTTTCGTTATTGACTCGCTCATCGAACATATCACGGTAATAGACGGCAAGCTGCGGATCGTACCACGGCATGGCCTTTTGAGCGAACAGGCGGGCCAGGGCGCCATTGGAAATCGTTCTACGATGAAAATTATAGAGGAAGTCTTCTACGGATGTTGCAGTATCGAGTGGGCGTAAGTTGACCCTGACTAATAGGCCTGATGTACTCCCTTCTGTTGGAATAGGCCAAAGGTTGAGCGTAGCGGGCGTCTGCTGATAGACATAAAAATGTGTCGGCTCTTCTGCCGTCTGAAAGAGCCAGTTACCCTGTTGATGCCTGTCTTCCTGCAACCTGCTCAATGGATAGAGGCTTTTGTATTGCGTGTTATCCGCTCCGTTTGGTTTATACTTTGCATTTTCCACATTCATGATTCGGGATTCAGTCGTGCCAACACCGGTGAGGGAATATGATGACGTATTGGCAATCACCGTAATGGCAGTTAAGGTTTCGGTAAGCATTAAGGTTTGTTCGCAAAATTCTATAAGGGCGTCCCGGACGGCGTTTAGGAAAGCCGGTTCCGGAAGGCCTTCAATCCAAGGAAAGATGTATTTATGCCAACTCGTTAATGCCGTTGCCATTACCTTGCCCCTCCTGCCTGCGCGATTGTGCCCTGCCTCGGTTGACCAACGGCGTCCAGGAACAGGTTATAATAAAAAAGTTGCCTGTCGGCGTTACCGGGGTAATCCGTATCGGGCGAAAACGCCATGGATGCCGTAAGGTTGAACACGGCATCGACATATTTCTCGGCAACCCCGACCCTGGCCGTCTCCCAATCGCCCCCCACATCGTAAACGACCGTTGCGGGCTGTGCCGAATATTCTATTTCGACATAACCTGTTCCGGTATTTTTCGGGTAGCAATACCAGATTCGTTCCGTTTCGGGCGCCCAATTCAGGACCGTTGCGGATGCTGTGGTGCTCGACCAATTTCGTAAATGAGCGAGTAAAAGTTTGAGTAAGGTCGGCATACAGGCTGCGCCAACCGTTACGCCGTCCGTTCCCATATTGCGAATGACGTTCAGAAGGGCAATGCCTTCGGCGGGAAGTTGTTGCTTCGCCCCGACAGCCAAAAGGACCGATTCTATTTTCGCATTGGCATAGGGCGCCTTGACTACCGTAAACCTGGCGGCTCGGTTGTACCATCCGATCAATTTGGTCACGGTCCAGTTGTCGTTGTCTTCATCCTGCAAGACATCTTCCAGTTGCCCAACGAAAGTGAGCATCGACATATTTGCCATGATATGCTGTCCTTATCAGGTTTTTCGGGATTCTTCCTGCAATCTTTCTGCCCTGGCATCTATCGCAATATTTTTCAATAATTGCAGGCTTTTCCCGTCTGTATCTATTCGCTTTCCGTATTCTTCGATCATATACGCTTCGACCTGGGATTTCTTGTTCATGCCCATGATTTTGATCACATCGGCATCTTTTTCCATGGCAAGCCGTAAGCGTTCTTCCTCGATTTCATCGTCTGAAGTGTCCTTATCCGCGATGATCTTATCCTTTATGTCTTCATCCCCTTTCATGAGAACGGGCCTGGGTTTTTCTTTCTCTTGAAATTCGGCTTCTTGCGCGTTTTCCAGGTCGGTCAATACCTTGGAAACGTCAGCCGCGTGTTCCGCTTTTTCTCTTTCTTCCATGATTTGAGCATCTGTAAGTTTAATGTTTCTTAATGCGAAGTTTTCCCTCATTGCCTTGATTCTCAATTCTGCCGTTTCAGGATCAAAATCAACCATGTCAGCACGCTTTGATAAAGTGCGGGTCCACAAATAAATCCTTCCTGTTTTCAACTGCCTGAGATACTTGGTCGCCATTTTCAGCTCTCCTTAATTAGGGTTTGGGACCGGCCCGATGGAAGACCGGTCCCTTGGGCGAGCCGTGCTTGGCGGCGAATCAAGGCAAGCCCAAACTGTCTAAAGGTTAATTAAAAGACCTTCCAACCTGCCGCCCAGGTATCGAAGATCGCGGTTTCCGTATCGGCACTTCCGAACGTCATGTCGATCGTACCGGCCGTGACGAAGACAAGACCATTAACGGTATCCCAACCCAGATCAGTATCAGTGACGAGAGTGATCTGGGTAGTCGCAGAATTAAGATTACAGGTTCCCATGAATCCGTCAGCCGCAGCGCCAAGTAAATGTGTCTCCGTTGCCGAGGCATTACCGATATCGGCCGTACAAGCTGCGCCTTCTGCGGTAGTCACTCGAACGCCCACGTTCATGAGCAAAAATCCAGCGGGCACGTTAAAAAGTTCCAGGATGTCACTGGCGGCAAAGCCAGTGCTCGGGAGCGTAACATCTGCTCCGGCAGCATTAGTGAGGCCACCATTAGCGACCAGATCGGGAATATCCACGTTGAGCATAAAAGGGGCATCGCCCGGAGCCTGATAAGGCATACCGACCCCTCTATCTTTGAATAGAAAAGTTGCCATTGATTCTTCCTCCGTATCTGAGAGTTTCTAATGTTTCGCGTGGAACAGTTGGTTAATTGCGGGCAAACGCTTACTGACGCTTGCCCGCGTTTAAGCGTTTACCCCTTTACGATGTAAACATCGACCAGGGCGGTCGGTTTCAGGACCGAATATCCATAGACATTGAGGCCCCTTACCAGGGTTCCGAATGTGCTCTCAGACCGCAGGGATTCCATTTTGGTCATCTGAGCGGCGAACGAGATGCCCTTCGGGTGGCCGGCCAATGCGTGAAAGGCCGTGTCCGAACCATCGGTAACCGATGCGACCAGGTTGGAGCTGTAAATAGTCGCCGTATCGATCATGCCGAGCCTGCCGTTTCGGAGAATCGAAGTGCCATCCCCGGCGAGCGAGGCATCCTTGAGGTCGGACAATTTGATTTTCGCGCACGCCCAGGCGGGAAAAACAACCCACCTTCCTGTCTCGGGAATATTGTTCTCAGTAAGACAGAGCATGGCGTTTACGATTACTTCCAGAACATTAGCCGCTGTTACGGTTACCGCAGCGCTGGTTGTGCCCAGGGCAATATCGCCCGAAATAGCACCGGCGCTGTTTCCGGCATTGGACGAATCCACGTCGGCGTACACGTCGGCGAGAAGGGCGGTATCGATGGCGATTTTCATCTGCTCCCCGGCATCGTCCGACCAACTGTCCATAAGGGCCACGTCGGTCTGGTGCTTATCGATGTCGTCACAGATGAAATTGAAATACTTCGCCTGATCGATCTCGAGTTCCACATTAGCCGATTCCGGCCTCTCGATAACCAGGGTTTGATTTTTGGAATAATCCCGAATGGTGATGTCGGGCACCGTGCGAATGATGACTTTATCGCCCATATCCTTGAT